GTTTCAAGAGACTTAAAGCATCTTATTGGGAAAACAATACATATCGAAGGAATAGGTAAACGGCGAGTCAACGACTTAATGCACAAGAGATGGAAGTGTTCTGTTGATATTTGCGTTCCGAACGCAAAGGCAGCCAACGCTTTTGGAAGGCAAGTTTTAAAAATACAAGAGGTGGAATGATGGAGCCACGCGAAACAGCGTACGTTTTTCTGCAAGCTCTTTTCGGTGACGATCTTGACGGGCGCTGGCTCCTTATATGGACGAATCCTGGTAAAAAAAGCGCTTGGTTCCAAAATGTCGAGGATGCGGCGCTGTACGCGTCCAGGCAAAACGGCGTGAACTGCTATTTCGGCATCTGCGCGAGTCCTGACGATTTTGGCGCATCCGGCCGTTGTTCGGCGGGGCAGGTTGCCGTGATTCCCGGCCTTTGGGCGGATATCGACATTGCCGACGTGACGGCCCACAGCAAGGACAACATCCCGGCCACCCTGGCAGAAGCCAGGGCCCTGGTCGAGGCGCTTCCTCTTGCGCCGACGATCACCGTGCATAGCGGCCACGGGCTGCAATGCTACTGGCTGTTCAAGGAGCCATGGGACATCGACAACGACGTGGAGCGGGCAGAGGCCGCGGCCATAGCGCGGGGGTGGCATGAGACGATCATGGCCGAGGCCAAAAGGCGCGGCAAGGTCATCGACGCAACCTGGGACCTCGCCCGCGTTTTCCGCGTTCCCGGGACGGCAAACGTCAAAGACCCGACCCATCCGCAGTCTGTGACGATCCTTGAGCATTTTGACGAGCGCCGGTACAACCCGGACGATTTTTCCGAGTATTTTCCAGAGGATGTCAGTTCCTATGCGGTCGAGATGGAGCGCGATAGGAGGCATCTTGATATCCGCCTCTCCCGCGATCCTCTGGTCAACCAAGCCAAGCTTGAAGCCATGTGGGACATGGAGCCCAAGGCCAAGGCAACGTGGCTGCACAAGCGCAAGGATCTTGAGGGCTCCATGTCATCGTACGACATGGCCCTGGCCGCCTATGCCGTGCAATGCTCCTGGACGGATCAGGAGGTTGCCGACCTCATCATTGCATTTCGCCAGAAGCACGGCACCGAAAAGGACATCAAGAAAGCATTCAGGCTGGATTACATGAGCCTGACCATCAAAAACGCCAGAGCGAAGTATGGCCGAGCCGAAGCGGAGATTGCGGCGGACGCCGCCCTGGCCGAAACCAACGCACGACTCATGGAAAATACGCTCACGAGGGAGGATGCCACGACGACAGCACCAAAGGGCATGCCAGCAGAACACGCGAAACAAATTGATAGCAAAAAGATCGAAGCAAAACCGTCCTCGCGTCCACCGGAGGATAAAAAAAAGCTCCTAGAGGCTATTTCGGCCAAGCTCGGCGTTCCCGTCCGGCGCGTGATCAAATACCTCGCTGACCCGCCGTGCTTTGCGCTGATCATCGGGAAGGGGGTGGAGATCAAGTTGGGGCGCGTCCAGAACCTCATTCGCCTTGGAAACCTTCAAGGGTGCCTGGCTGAAGGCGTCGGCATTATGATTCCCGGAAAGATCAAAGGGTGGGAGCAGGTTGCACAAGGGCTCCTCAACGCTGTCGAACTCGTGCCCGTCGGAGAGGAATCGACGGCGGAGGGGCGCGTGCGGGAATGGCTGGTATCGTATCTGGATGAGCAACGCGCGTCCTCGGATTGGGAGGCATGCGGGAAATCCCGAAATCCATACCGCCGAGACGGCCGAACATACATTTTTTTGCAGGAACTGCGGTCGTTCCTCGGGATGCGCGGCGACAAAATCACGCAACCGGAACTTGCAACCGAGTTGCGCCGGTTCGGATGTGAGCCCGTCGTGCAGTGGTTCGAGATTGAAGGGAAGAAAACCACGCGCAACGTGTACGCAATCCCGGATCTTGATTCCAGGCATTCCGCAACAGACCGGCTTGCGTCATAATGCAGCGCAAATTTTTTATTTTTAGAATAGAGACGACATGACACTTGACGCAAAAAGAAATTTTCTGCATTCTCGGGCCTCGTTCGTCTCGCGTGTCTCGGCCGCACCTCCGTCCTATGCCCCTCGCCAATTCGCCATGGCGGGGGGCTTTTTTGTGACATTCGCCACCAGAGGGATAGTTTTTTTAAGGCGATTTTGATGGCCAAGTTAAACCGTGTTTAACTTTGTCAAACAAACAACACATTGAAATATAAGCGATTCCTGTTTTTCCGTAACAAAATTCTCTTCTTAAGGATTTTTTAATCTAATAATCAGATTGAATATTTTGAAAGCAAATTTTTTTTGAAGAAAAAATTATCTAACACTAAACTATTAAAACACACCAGAAACACAAGAGAAGATCTTATTATTGAGCTAAAAAATATTATAACTCATTAAACACGGGGAGTTCCGGGACTTCAAAACACGAAAATGAAAATCAAAAAAAATGAGCCTTATACACTCGCGCACGAGCGCGCGTAAAAGCATAAAGTAGGCCACGTGAAAGCCGCTATCTTGGCGAACGATTCTTTGTGTCTGGTTTTATTCGAAAAATAATAAGGAGCGACCATGGAATGCGAGAACGGAAACGGCGAATATCGGGTAGCAGGCCCCCCTGGTTGTGGTAAGACCACGTGGTTATCACGCCAAATTGAGAACGCCGCTTTCAAGCACGGCAGCGATTCCATTTTTGTGGCCAGCTTCACAAAAACCGCTGCCGTCGAGCTGGTTTCGCGCAATCTCCCCGTCCATAACTCGGCAGTGGGGACGCTTCATTCACACTGCTTTCGCGCAATAGGTGATCCAACTATTGCCGAACTCCATATTGATGATTTTAACGAAGCACATCCAGAATATGCCATGAGCAAATCTGGTAAGCCAAAAATTGATGAGGCGGCGGCAGATTCTGCTATAGGGGAAAAGGAATCAGATACTCTTTTCTCGCAATACAATATTTTGCGAAACAAAATGGTTCAAAGAAAAGACTGGCCGCCTTCTGTCAGTCACTTTGCTACGATATGGGAGGAGTTTAAAAGAGAAAATGATTTGTATGATTTTACAGACCTTATTGAAACGGCTTATACATCGTACAATTCTCCGGTTGGAAATCCAACGATTGGTTTTGTCGATGAATGCCAGGACTTGACGCCATTGCAGTTTGCCCTTGTTCGCAAATGGGGCAAGACGATGGACTATTTTATTCTGGTTGGTGACCCAAATCAACTTCTGTATGATTTTACCGGGGCGACTCCAGAACCATTTTTAACTCCCATACCAGAAGAACGACACATTGTCCTAAGACAGTCCTATCGAGTCCCTAAAAAATCTCACGATATAGCCGTTGCTTGGATTAAAAAATGTAAGCAACGAGATAACTCGGAATATTTCCCTACCTCCGTAGAGGGAGAGGTGGCGCATAGCTCTGGAACATATAAACAGCCAGTGGCTGTAATTGACGCGGCGTTGTCCGATCTTGAGAACGGGAAGTCCGTTATGATCCTCGCAAATTGCGCCTACCAGCTTCAGCCAACGCTTGCGGAGCTTCGGCGTAGAGGCATTCCATTTCATAATCCTTATCGCCTGAGTCGAGGCGATTGGAATCCACTTGCTCGTCGAAAAGGTTGGACCTCAAGCGACCGTCTTCTGGCGTACCTCGATCCCCAGGGGCCTGAATACTACGGCGAGCAGCTTGGACCGATAAAACGATATTGGACGCCGTCACAACTCGCCGCATGGACAGATTTGTGCCTGGCGCGAGGACTCCTTGAACATGGTGCAAAAGAGCGCCTCAAAGAAATTCTTGCAAAAGCCGAATCAATGACTGACGGACAAATGGCAGATCTTGTTATGGAATCAGTATCTTTAGATGCTTTGGTAGAAGCTTTAAAGTTAGATGTAAATTGGCTTGTAAATCACCTTTCTGATGGAAATAGAAAGCGGCTTGATTTTCCGATAACAATCATGGAGCAACGTGGAAAAGAAGCGCTCCGCGAGCAGCCAAGGCTTATTGTGGGGACAGTGCATAGCGTTAAAGGAGGAGAAGCCAATAGCTGCTACGTATTCCCTGACGTTTCGCTTGCGTCCTGGAAGTCTGCAAAATCATCTAACTCTGGAATGGACTCGCTTATTCGCCAAGGGTATGTTGCGTTTACAAGATGTAGCGAAAAACTGACGTTATGCAAAAACGCAACAGCGTACCATATGGGGAGGATATAAAGATGCCTGCAACAGTGCTTGAATCAACTATAACAAAAAAAACGTTGTCCATCCTTAATTCTATCCAGGGATGCCTTGCTAAAAAACGTCATGCCTCAAATTTTGGGGAAAGCGATGTTGATATTTATGGATGTTACAACGGAAAAGCCTTTTTTATTGAGATGAAGCGTCCAGGAGAGGAGCCGTCGGAAAGACAAAAAAAATTCATTCGCGATTGGCTTGCTGTCGGTGCTATCTCCGGTGTCGCCACGAGCCCGGACGAAGCCCTGGCGCTGCTTGGACTTCCGGCACAACAAGGACGGTCTCGGAGAAAACGTGCCGCGTGATTTTTTTGTCCCATGTTATTCTTGTTTGCAAAATATTGGAGCGTAGTTTATTCGATTACGAATGAACAACGCGAATAGGCCCGGTTGGCAAGAGTATTTTTTGTCCATGGCGGTTCACGTCTCCTCCCGCTCGACGTGCCTTCGCCGGCAGGTCGGCGCGGTCGCGGTCCGAGACAACAGGGTTCTCGCGTGCGGCTATAACGGGAGCCCGACTGGAGCAGAGCATTGCGAGGTCTCGGGCTGTCTCCGCGAAAATTTGAACGTTGCTTCCGGCGAGCGCCACGAACTTTGCCGAGCAGTCCACGCCGAGCAAAACATCGTTGCCCAGGCTGCGCGCTTCGGCATTCCGCTTGAGGGGGCAACCCTCTATTCAACGACATATCCATGCAGTCTGTGCGCGAAACTCCTCGTGCAGGTTGGAATACGCCAGATAGTTTTTATCCATGGCTATCCTGACACAATGACGCATCCGATTCTTTCTTGTGCTGGTATCGAGGTCATCAAGGCATGACTAAGATATCAGAGATGGACCCTAAGATTTGTGCAATTGTATGCACCATGTTTGCAAAAGGATGCGGCTGTCAAGCTCCAAGAACAAACTATCTCAACGATCTACCAAAGGATGCTTGCCAAGTTGGTAAAGGAAAAGCGTCCGAATGGCTTAGGAAGCACCAAAAATGATTGTCACGATAAAACTGATGCCAGGGTTTCACGTCCTGGAAAATGTAACGTTGGTAAATAATGCGCTTGCAACAAAAATGCGGCGCTTAAAGAAGCGCCATGGCCCATGGCCTACTGCGCGTCTCATGTCTGTTACATCAACGGAAGTTACTTACGAGGTCTTTGAATGAAAATCATTGGTCTTAGTGCAAAAATGGGTTGCGGCAAATCAACAATAGCTGAAATGCTGCTGACGATGATTTCTGGGGCTGTTCGAATTTCGTTCGGTGATGTCCTTAAACGCGAAGCATCACAGATATACGGTTTCCCGCTTGAACTTTGCTACAGCGATGCGGGGAAAAAATCGACCGTCGTTCTTGACGGCGACAAGAACCCTATGGGTCGAGACATGGCGACGGTCCGCGAAATCTTGCAATTCCACGGGACCGACTATCGCCGCAAGCAAGACCCGAACTACTGGATCAAGCAGATGGACGCCGCGCTTGCTCGGATGTTGGCAAGCAACTGTCCGTGCGTTGTCGTCGATGACGTCCGTTTCAAGAACGAGGCGGAATACCTGCAAAGCGTCCAGGCGAATCTTTTCCGCATCGAAGCGTATCCGGGATGGACTCCTGGACCGAACGCTGGTCATGCCAGCGAAACCGATCTGGACGATTGGGACGCGTGGAACATCGTTTTCCGCCCTGGAAAAGGGTTGGAACACCTGAACGCAATAGCGCGGAATATTGTCAACCAATGTAATTAATAACCATGGGTGCGATACGTGTATTTTGTAAAAAAAACATTTGAAGTTGCTGGAAGTCATCAACTTCGGCTTAACTATAAGAGTAAGTGCGAGAATGTACACGGTCATAACTGGATCGTGACTGTCTACTGCAAGGCAGAAGAGCTTGATGACAATGGCATGGTGGTGGATTTTGGCCATATTAAACAATCAATTATGGATGTTCTTGACCATAAGCACCTGAATGACGTTGTGCGATTCAATCCAACGGCTGAAAATATCGCCCGCTGGATCGTTGAGCGAATCCATAACTGCTACAAGGCGGACGTTCAGGAGAGCATGGGGAATGTGGCAACGTATGAACTATAAAGTGAACGAAATTTTCCGTTCCCTGCAAGGGGAAGGCGGCAACGTCGGGCTGGATGCTGTTTTTGTGCGTCTGTCTGGTTGCAATCTGTCCTGTCCGTTTTGCGATACGATCCACAACGACGGCATTATGATGGAGTCGGCATCTATCGCAACCGAGGCCAAGCGCCTGTACCCGGAAGGTGGCGGTTGGGTCATCCTCACAGGAGGTGAGCCGACCATTTACGACCTGCGACCGCTCCTGACTGATCTGCGCGGGGTCGGCTTTAAGGTGGCCATGGAGACAAACGGGACCAACTCCATTCCGGCCGACGTTCAGGTGCTCCTCTCCTACGTCACCGTATCACCCAAGCGCCGCGACCTGTTCGGCGTGGATCATTGGGTTCACGAGATTCGTGTGCCTGTGGGGCCGGAGACGACTGTCGAAGAACTGGTGCACTGGTACAACGCCGTGCCGGCGCGACTGCGGTTTCTGTCTCCGATCCATGAAGCTGATTCCGGTTTTGCGCTGACCAAAACGCTCAACCTTCTGGCCGAGGCCAGGAAGAGGGGAATGGAATGGCTGTTGTCGTTCCAGGTCCATAAAATGGCAGGGATTCGATGAGCCAAAAGCAAGAAATTCCCAATACAAAGAAGCTCATCACAACGGCTTTTCTGGAGACAATAGGAGAGGCCCCGGATCGGGAAGGTCTTCTCGATACGCCGGCCAGGGTTGCACGCTCTTGGGATGAGCTTTTTGCCGGTTACGCACAGGCCCCGGAAGACATTTTAAGCACGTCCTTCGTCGAAGGTGCTTGCAACGAGATGGTCATCCTACGGGATATTACCGGCTTCTCCACGTGTGAGCACCATGTGCTTCCGTTCTCTTATCGCGCCCATATCGGCTACATCCCGGCCGGAAAAGTTGTCGGCGTGTCCAAGCTGGCCCGGCTGGTCGAGTGTTTTGCTCGCCGGCTTCAGATCCAGGAGCGCATGACGACACAGGTGGCAGACACCATGGTCAAGGTGCTGCATCCGAAGGGCGTCATGGTGGTTGTAGAGGGGCAGCACCTATGCATGGCGGCACGAGGCGTCAAGCAGCACGAATCCGTGATGGTCACGAGCGCCATTCGCGGGGTCTTTGAACAACCCGAGACGCGCAGCGAGTTCCTGCGCCTGATCGGAAAATAATCGGGGGAAACCATGAAAGCAGTCGTCATTTTTTCCGGCGGACAGGATTCAACAACCTGCCTTGGGTGGGCGAAGAATCGCTACGAGGAAGTCGTGGCCGTGTCCTTTTTTTACGGCCAGAAGCACGCCGTCGAGCTTCGCCAGGGCGAGATCATCGCCAAGGAGCTTGGTGTCGAGCGCCACGTGATTCAGGCAGACTTCTTCGGTTCCATGGTGGACTCGGCGTTGACCCACAACGGCGACGTAAACGTGCCGCATCCGCGCCTGGGGCATCTGCCGGCCAGCTATGTTCCGAACCGAAACGCCTTCTTCATCACCCTGGCCCATGCCTTCGCGCAGAAGATCGGTGCCGGTGTTCTGGTTGCCGGCATGTGCCAGACGGATTTCAGCGGCTACCCGGACTGCCGGCGCAACACGCTGGACGTCATAAACGCTGGTCTCAACCTTGGCTCCGACTCCGACATTCGTCTGGAAACGCCGCTCATGTACCTGACCAAGGCCGAAACGTTCGCCCTGGCAGAGTCCGAGGGAATCCTTCCGCTGGTCATCGAACACAGCCATACCTGCTACAACGGCGACCGCTCCAAGCGCCACGCCTGGGGCTACGGCTGCGGCGAGTGCCCTGCATGCCAGATTCGCGCCAAGGGATGGTCGGAGTTTAAGGCGTGAGGTTGTATTTCTCGGGCTTCTTTACAAGCCCAGACCTCGTGAACAAGCTCCAGGGAGATTATGGGGTGCTCCTCTCTTATCTCGAAGTAAGAGGGAAGCGCCCCATTCCAGCTTTAGGGAAACCCATATTTCTTGACTCTGGAGCCTTCTCCGTCATGACAGGGAAGACTAAGGTCGATTTGGAGTCATATTGCTCATTCGTAAACGAAAATAAAGATAAGGTTGTAACATACGCTAATCTTGATGTTATTGGCAACGCAGAAGAGACAGACAGGAACCAATTGTACATGGAAAGTATTGGATTAAACCCTCTGCCAACATTTCATAATGGGTCGGATTACAAGTATCTTTATAAATTAATTGAAAAATATGACTATATTGGCCTTGGCGGACTCGTTCCTATTGCAAGGAAGAAAGATATTCTTTTTAAACATCTTGATAAATGTTTTTCAATTATCGCAAAGGAAAAACCAGAAATAATGACTCATGGATGGGGGATGACAGGAAGAGATGTCGTGTTTCGATACCCATTCTATTCAATAGATTCAACATTATGGCTTATTGGTGGAAGGTTCATACAGCGCAATGAATATTCTTTTCGTGGGATGAGAAGGAAAAAAGATAATTTTGCAGTAGCAATGAAATATCATGATATTAATATAGCGAATGCAAAGCAGATTTATCACATGATTTGCGATGCAACAAGCCTTTGGACGAAACGTGGGGTTACATGGAAAGAATTGCCAAACAACTACGCCGAAGCTTCGACTGGTACGTTGCAATAGCGCGCGGCGGAATGGTTCCGGCGTGCCTACTCGCGCAAATTACAGGGCAGGAGCGCATCGACACCATCTGTCTCAATTCCTACGGCGACGGACAGGAGCAACAGCAGCTGACGATCTGGGATAAGGCGTTCTTTCATGTCGCCGGCTGCTCAGTGCTGCTCATCGACGATCTTGTGGACACGGGACACACGATGCGGGCGGCGATGAATCTCATGGTGGCCGCCGGGGCGAAGTCGATTCAAACGGCAGTCATCTATCGCAAGGCCAATTCGTTGTTCCAGCCGGACTACTTCATTGAAGAAAAACCACGAGATGAATGGATCGTCTTTCCGTGGGAGAAGAATCAAACAATATGAGCACCATCCAGTTTGAAAAGTACAAGGTATTGCCGGTTGAAAAGCTGGTCAAGGCATCGTGGAATTATAAAACCGATGACCCTGTTCTATTGGAAAAGCTAAAAGCCAACATCAAGCGTAACGGACAGGTCGAAAACATCATCGTTCGAAAGCTGGACACTGGATTTTACGAGGTAGTGAACGGCAATCATCGTTTTTCAGCATTAGTTGATCTTGAAATTACAGAGGCCGTTGTGTTTGACCTTGGCAAAATCAGTGATGCCCAGGCCCGCCGTATTGCCGTCGAAACGAACGAAACAAAATTCGAAACGGATAATATCAAGTTGGCCGAGGTCATCAAAGAGATAACGGAAGAGTTCGTTGACCTGGACGCGCTCTCCGAAACCATGCCGTACACGCCAGAAGATATCGACAATTTCAACAGGTTGCTGACGTTTGATTGGGATCAATACCAAGGCGACAGCACAGAAGACGGCGACGAATCGCGCGACGGGCAGGGATCTCCCCAGGATGATGACGGCGCTGACGGCCAGGGCCGTTTTGTGCTCGAATTCAAGACCGACGAGGAGAGGCAATTCTGGATGGATCTGCTGTCCATCGACGGTTCCATGCTGACCTACACGGTCGAGCAGTTTCGGGCCACGCACCCCTCCAGTCCGTTTGAGGAGGGGAAATAGATGGCCACGCCGAACCCTCGCGGCCGGGGGACCGGTGGCCGCTCCAAGACAAAGCCCGACGCTATTCGCATCACCGAGCGGCACGTCAAGGCCCTGGAACTTCGCAAGGCCGGGCTCACCTTTGCCAGTATCGCCATAAAATTGGGCTACGCCAATCCGGCCGCAGCTGCCAATGCCGTGAAGTGTCATCTGGAAAAGATGATCGAGGAGCCAGCCAAGGAAGTGCGTCAGATGGAATTGGCCCGGCTGGATGACATGCTGCTTTCCATCTGGGGAGAAGTCCGCAAGGGGCATCTTGGCGCTATTGATCGGGCTCTCAAAATTCAGGAGCGGCGAGCGAAGTTGCTTGGCCTTGATGCTCCAACAAAGATCGACTTTGACGACGCCCCGATGCCTGTCCAGGTAAACGTCTGTGTTGTGGATGCAAGCGTCAGGAAGGAAGAGAATGTCGCAGATAAGCCCGACGCTTAATGTACCACAAGCCAAGTTTCTTGCCATGCCCCAGAAGTTTAAGTCTTTCGTGGCGGGCTTCGGAAGCGGGAAAACATGGGTCGGTTGTTCTGATCTTGCAAAGCATTTTTACGAGCATCCTCGTATTAATGCTGGTTATTTTGCTCCAACATATACACAAATTCGCGACATCTTTTATCCAACGATTGACGAAGCAATATATGATTGGGGGCTTAATGCTGTAGTTCGAATGGGAAACAAGGAAGTTGACATCTATCGTGGTCGAAAAAATCTAGGTACCATCCTTTGTCGTTCCATGGATGACCCAGGAACGATAGTCGGTTTCAAAATCGGCAAGGCCTTGATTGATGAAATCGACATCATGCCCCAACAAAAGGCACAGTATGTGTGGCGCAAGATTCTTGCCCGTATGCGCTATAACGTTCCTGGTCTTGTTAATGGTGTTGATGTTACTACAACACCTGAAGGATTTAGATTTGTCTATAATCAGTTTGTAAAACAGATACGGGATAATCCAGAATTATCAAAAAGGTACGGCATAATTCAGGCCTCTACTCGCGATAATGCTGCAAACCTTCCAGAGGACTACATCGACTCGCTTGTTGAAAGTTACACGCCGGAGCTAATTGAAGCGTATATTGATGGACAATTTACGAACCTACGAACAGGAACGATATATAAAGACTTTAAACGAAAATTGAATACATGCTCTGATACGATACAAGATGATGACACAGTTATTTATCTTGGAATGGATTTTAATGTTGGGAAAATGGCTTCAGTTGCCCATGTGAAACGGAACAACCAACCTCGCGCCGTTGATGAAATCATAAATGCCTATGACACTCCAGATATGATCAAAAGAATTAAAGAGCGATACTGGAAGTTTAATGGGCGTGACTACGAAAGAACCAGACAAATACGAATCTATCCAGACTCTTCCGGCGACTCAAGGAAGACGGTAAATGCTTCCGAAACGGATATCGCGCTCTTGCGGCAAGCCGGCTTTGTTGTGTGTGCTCCGGCAAGTAATCCGCCTGTAAAAGACCGCATTAACGCAATGAATGGGATGTTCTATAACGCTGCTGGCGAAAGAAGATACCTTGTAAATTTGGATAAATGTCCGAGCTATGCTGAAGCGTTGGAACAACAGGCCTACGCCGATAATGGCGAACCAGATAAGTCCACTGGACACGATCACGTCAATGATGCGGCTGGATATTTTATAATGTATGAATACCCAGTTGTGAAAAGAATCTTTGCAGCGCAGCAACCGACAGGAGGAAGAAGGTCATGAGTCAGGAAATTAATGTTGCAACGCCACGGCCTGAGGTTGTCGCGCATCTTTCTCGCATCCAAAAGGTAATGGACTTGATGGGCGGCCAAGACGCTATGAAGGCTGCCGGGAATCATGGGGACCGATACATCAAGCCCTACAAAGATGAGGACCATGACAAATGGAAAGAGCGCGTTGAAAGCAATACGCTCTTTAACGGATATGAACGGACGCTTTCTTATCTTGTTGGGCAAGTTTTTTCTAAAGACGTTGCCTTGGAAGATGAAGACAAGGCGCATCCGTTCTTTGTCTCATGGAAAGAGAATGTAGACGGGAAGGGCAACAACCTGACCGTCTTTTCAAAGCGCGCCTTCTCACACGGTCTGAACGAAGGCTATGTTTTGATCCTGGTTGATTCGTCTGATGTACAGACGCGGGACACTCCATCCGGGCGAGAATACATGGACGACGAAACAGGCGATTGGCTTCCTCTCACTGCGGCTGACAATGATCGTCTCGGTCTTTCCCCGCGTCTCGTTGAAATCAGATCCGAGAATATTCTTGGTTGGCGTTTTGAGATCGTCAACGGAAAAACACAACTCACGATGTTGCGTTTTCTGGAGACATATAAAATCAAAGGGGAATGGGATGCCGGAGACGTTGAGTTACCGCAAGTCCGCGTTCTGACGCCTGGGCATTGGCAAATCTGGCGCAAGGATGAAAAAAGCGACAAAGACAAATGGGTTCTTTACAGGGAAAACATTATGCCAGGGACTGAAATCCCTGTCGTCCTGTTTCGCCCGGGGAAGCCTCTTGATGAAATGACCGCTGCCTCTGCATTGGAAGCCCTCGCAGACAAGAATATCGAGCATTGGCAGAAATATGCCGAGCACAACTGGCTTATGCAGTGGGTCCGGTCTCCCGGTATGTACGTTGCAGGTGCGATGCCCGATGACAACATCGGATGGGGGCCAGGGGTACTCACAAAAATAAGCCACCCCGACGGGAAAATCGTTGCCATAGGAGTCGATGCGGCTTCTGTTCAGGCATCGCTGGATGAATTGGAAAAAATCAAGGCTGAAATGGCGCTGTTTGGTTTGCAGCTGCTTATGCCAAGGACGGGAGATGTAACGGCAACGGAAAAGGCGCTCAGTTCGTCGGAATCAGACAGCACCCTTCAAGGGCACGCGACAGAGTTCAAGGATGCGTTGGAGCAGGCGTTTGAATATGTTGGTGTTTTTATCGGTTTGTCCGATGAAGAGATGGACAAGGTTCCTGGCGCAATCGTCAACACGGAATTTCACGCCCTTGCTGCATTCGACGATCAAACGCTTGCCGCGCTCATTACGGCCTGTGTCAACGGCAAACTCCCCGCGAAGGTGCTGTGGTACGAAATGCGCCGGCGCGGAATCATTTCCGAGGATTGGACCCCGGACAAGATCCTTGAGGCTCTTCGGGAAGAGAATCTTGACGGGACGTTTCAAGCGCCGGCTTCAAAATTTCTGCGAGTTCAAGGCGGCGGCCAAGCTCCAAATGGCGAAGGTTCCCAGGCGTCAGGTGGATCACAAGAGGATCAGCGGCAAAGCGCCGCCGCAGCATAGCCAGTTCTTCGGGATCGGTGATCTTGGGAGTCATGCATGTCCTCTCGTTATGATGACCTCATAGACGCTTACCAGATAGCACGGGCGATGTCCTGGCGCTACCAGCTTGGGCTCTATGAGGCGGAGTCTTTGCAATCCATACTGGCGACATACGATGCGGCGCGCGTCGAGATATTGCGAGAGTTCTCGCGCCGCTACTCGACGATGACCGATTGGCGCGCAGTGCGCCTTGAGGATGTCCTTGGAGAGGTTGAGGCCATGACTGCCGGCTTGAGGCAGGAGTTGACCGGCCAGTATGGTTCAATGATAACCACGGCAGGAACGGCGAGCATTGCCGAGGCAACAGCGGCCGTTTCTCTTGGCGGACTTATTTCAATAAACAACGTAGCACTTTCAACAGAACAGCTCAAGAAATTTTTTGTTGAAACACCAATAGATGGACGTCTTTTATCACATTGGGTTGACTCAAGTTTTGATGCAACCGTTCAGCAACAATTACGGCAAGCAATAAATGTCGGTGTTATCAAGGGCGAGGGATATGGCCCTCTGGTCAAAAGGCTTGAACAAGGCTTCTCAATGGCCAGAAACGATGCAACAACCTTAACAAGGACATTCGTAAGCGCAGCGAATAATGAAGCGAGACAGGAAGTATATAATCAAAACAAAGATATAGTCAAAGAATGGAAATGTTTAACAGCAGAAGACAACCTTGTTTGTATTCTTTGTCTCCCGCTGGATGGACAAGTTTTCAAGGTTGGCGAAGGACCATCATTGCCAAGACATCCGTGTTGCCGCTGCACTTCTGTCCCTGTCACTGTTTCGTGGAGTGATCTTGGTATTGATATAGACGACATAAAGAAAGAAACGAGCAAGTGGATCGTGCGCGGTAGGGTTGGAAATGATGGAGAGATTGACGTTAAGCCGGTCGGAACCGGGACCGGGAATCCGATCCTCAAGATCAGCCGGCATAAAGACGCTGACGCGTGGTTTCAAAGCCTTTCCGACGCCGAGAAGCGCAGTACCGGGCTTGGGCCGGGCAGGATCGAGCTTTTGAACTCCGGGAAAATCACCATAAAAGATTTGATTGGCCCGGACTACAAGGCTCGGACGTTAGCAGAACTTCGCGAGCTTTAATTTGACCCCTTGTCATTCTTTTTCGAATAAAATAGGCGTTGGCTTGTTTCGATAAAGACAAAACTTGTTCCAGGAGGACAAGATCATGCCATTGCCTTTCAAGGTTCCATCGCTGGACACTGTGCCCGAGGCGCAGCGCCCGCTGTACGTCCAGAAGGACGGTTCCTTTTTCCTCGACGTTGAAGGTGCTGTCGCAGCCGACGACGTCGAGGGGCTCAAGAAAAACCGCGATGCGCTCAAGTCCGAGAAGCAGAAGCTCTTGGACCAGTACAACGCGCTGCTCGAAAGCTCCAAGCTCACCGACGAGGAGAGGTCCAGCCTCAGGACCCGGGTGGACGAACTCGAAAGCCAGGTCATGACCAAGGAAGAGCTTGCGTCCAAGGCCGTCAAAAAGGCGCGCGAGGAAGCCGCCGCCGACCTGGAAAAGGTCAAGGCCCAGGCACAGCACTTCCAGTCGCTTTTCACCGACAGCACCATTGCTGCCGACCTGACCCGCGCGGCCCAGGAGTCGGGCGCGTACAGCCCCGGCCAAGTCCATGGGCTGTTGCGCGGCGTGACGCGGCTTGAACCCGTCTCGGACGACGACGGGAAACCGACGGGCACATATCGGTCCCTGACCAAAGTGCCGGTCATCGACGGCGACAAGCGCATCGAAAAGGAGCTGCCGACGGCCGAAGCCGTCAAGGCGTTCCTTGGGCTTCCCGAAAACAAAAACCTCATCGACACCAAGTTTCAAGCCGGCGGCGGGGCCACCGGCGGGCGCACCTCGCAGGGCGGGGGCAAGGCAATGACCCGTCAACAGTTCAGCGCCCTGTCCCCGGCCGCCCAGATGTCCCACATCAAGAACGGCGGCGCGGTGACGGACTGATAAGGGAACATCATCATGAGCAACACGCTCACCGGCCTCATCCCCATCATGTATCGCGGCCTCGATATGGTGAACCGCGAGATGGTCGGCTTCATTCCGGCCGTCTCCCGTGACGCCAAATCCGAGCAGGCAGCCGTCGGCCAGACCATCGACGTCCCCGTGACCCCGCCCGCAGCGACCGGCGATATCACTCCCGGCCAGCAGCCGCCCGACGATGGCGACCAGACCATTGGCACCGTCCAGATGCAGATCACCAAGTCCAAGTACAGCGCGATCCGCTGGAACGGCGAGGAAATCAAGGGCTACGTCCAGAACGGCACCTACGAAGATACGCTCTCCAAGCAATTCGCGCAGTCCATCCGCGCCCTGGTCAACCTCGTCGAGACCGACGTCGCCACGGCAGCATATCAGGGCGCTTCCCGCGCCTACGGCACTGCCGGCACCACGCCGTTCGGCACTGCCGGCGACCTCTCCGACATTGCACAAGTTCGAAAGATCCTGGAAGACAACGGCACACCCATGAGCGACCTGCGCCTGGTGCTCGGCACCACGGCGGCGGCCAACATCCGCGGCAAGCAGTCCGTGCTGTTCAAGGCCAACGAGGCCGGCACCGACGAGATGCTTCGCAGTGGCGCCATTGGCAACATCGAAGGGTTTAACGTTGGCGTTTCCGCCCAGGTCCAGAGCGTGACCAAGGGCACCGGCGCGAGCTATGTCACCTCCGGCGCTTCGGCGTCCGGCAGCGATTCTGTCGCCCTGATCACCGGCACCGGCACGGTCAACTCCGGCGACATCGTGACGTTCGCCGCTGATACCGCCAACAAGTACGTCGTCGGCACTGGCATCGCCGCGCCCGGCACCATCGCCCTGAACAACCCGGGCCTGCGCATGACCATCCCGACCGGCAACGCGCTGACCGTGGGCAACTCCTATGTCGCCAACATGGCGTTCAACAGCGAGGCGATCAAGCTCCTGGCCCGTGAGCCTGCCATGCCGCCCGAAGGCGACATCGCCGAGGACGTGATGACCATCACCGATCCGGTTTCCGGCCTCTCGTTCCAGGTCGCCGTCTACAAGCTGTACCGCCGGCTGCGCTACGAAATCGGCCTCGCCTGGGGCGTCAAGGTCATCAAAAGCGACTACGTGGCCACGCTGCTCGGCTAAGGAGGGATGAACCATGGCTACCAACGACAAGGACCAAACGAGCGGCACGGATGTGATCGAGGAAACTCCCGAGGTCGCAGCCGATACGGCAGGGCTCGTCAAGGTGTTCAAGGACGGCGTCACGCTGCACGTCCACCCGACATGCGTTGCTTCACACGCCAAGATCGGCTGGAAGGTCGTCTCGGAATAGCCGCCTGAACGCCGCAACAAAAAAGCCCCAAGCTTCACAGCCTGGGGCTTTTTTTGTGAGAAAGGAAATTTCGATTTGTTTCAATCCACGCCTTGCGGCGAACGATTATTTGTTGCCCAATCTTTCCGCTTCTTGCAAGCCTTTTTTTA